TGGCTAAGTTTGTCTGCTGTTGGTTGCCAGCGTTGAACTGCCTCTGGTCAATAGAGCCTTCGTAACCTAAGCTGCGCATTTGATTTAGCGCTTGTTGATTGGCTAAGTTTGTCTGCTGTTGGTTGCCAGCGTTGAACTGCCTCTGGTCAATAGAGCCTTCGTAACCTAAGCTGCGCATTTGATTTAGCGCTTGTTGATTGGCTAAGTTTGTCTGCTGTTGGTTGCCGGCGTTGAACTGCCTCTGCTCAATAGAGCCTTCGTAACCTAAGCTGCGCATTTGATTTAGCGCTTGTTGATCGGCCAGAGACATCGCCGAGCCAACCTGCTGGTTGCCTTGAATTGCTGCCAACTGCCTTTGCGAATTATCCTGCTGGCGGCCGATGTTGCCCGCCTGCACGTCCTGCGCGTAAGCGCGATCCTCGGCCATACGCTGCCGAGAGAATCGGTCGCGGTTAAGAGCTTCGGTCATGGCGGCCGGGGCGCTTGTTGCCAATCCTCTGGCAGCAAACGAGGCGCGGGTAGACTGCGCCACGTCCCGCTCGTCTTGCGCTGACAACCGCCCCGCCGATTGTAGTCGTCCGGTCGCGTCTTGAAGCAAGGCCCGCCCCAGCCCGCCGGCCTGCACGTCGGTCGCACCCTGACTAATTTGCTCAACGCGCCTAGCCGTTGCTGCGTTCGGTCCTGCGACAAAATTGGCGTTTGCGGCTTGCGCCGTTGCTGCGTTCGGTCCTGCGACAAAATTGGCGTTTGCGGCCCGCGCCGTTGCTGCGTTCGGTCCTGCGACAAAACCTGCATTAGCAGCTCTGGCCATACCCGGGTCGAGCACTCGCATGTCGCCGGGTCCTGTCACTTGGTTAGCACTGGCGCTCATGGCCCCAATGCCCGCACGGGCTATTTGATTTTCGAGCGCAGTAGGCCCGCTGGCGAAACCGCGCCGTGCCTGATTGGCCAGCATGGAGCCAAGGCCACTCATCTGCCCCATAAATTGGTTGCCGATGTTGACAGCACCCGGCGCAAGCTGGTTGACGGCTCTGCCAGCGGCGTCTCCCACATTTACTACTTGGTTGCCCAAGCGGGTAATGCCTTGGCCGGCTTGATTAGCCTGCCGCTGTGCAAGTGGTGCCAAATTGGCGATTTTGCGCCCAGAAGTCGCCGCATCGCGTATGGTGGCGTTTGCGACTTGCTCTCCGCGTCCGGCGTCCCGCAGCGACCGATTGACCTGCCCACGGGCGGCGCGGGTGTAAGGATTGTTGAGCTGTCTGGCAATCCGATCTATTTGACTTAATTGCTGGTTAGCTAACTGCCCGAAAAGCGGCTTCTGCGCCTGGCCTTGGGCTTTGGTCGATTTTTCTCCACCAAGATTTGCCCCACGCAACACCTCGCTGGCGTTGAGTCCGGCGCCCACCTTGGGCTTGCCGCCCAAAAAGCCCGCGCCCTTAGGCGGCTTCCAGTTTGGAGACTTGCCTGGGCTTTTTCCTGTGAGGTTGGCCGGTAATGGTTTTGGTTTCTTTTTGGCAGCCATAATTATTGTTCCTCCGTCTTGGTTGTTTTCTCTAAAATTTCCTTCGGCACCGCCACCTCGATGGCGGCAAGTAATTCATTCAGCTTACCGGCGACATACTCCATGAGCATCCGGTTCCCGCTCACGCGGGCGGCGGCGTAGGCTTCGATGAGTTCGGCGAGTTGCTGTTTCATGTTAGGCGGCTTCCAATGCGGCCACCTTGGCCGACAGTTCCTGCACCGCCGCCACCAGCACCGGCACCAGCTTGCTGTGATCCAGCCCCTGCATCTCGTCGCCGTCCTTTTCGCCGGTCACGGCAATCGGCACGACTTCCTGCACTTCATGGGCGATAAAGCCATCCACCTTCACGTCTGGCTCGCTTTTGAACTCGAAGGTGCTTGGCTTTAGCTGCGCCAGCTTGGCTAGTCCGCCGACCAGTGGTTCTACGTTTTGCTTTAGGCGGTAGTCGGATGATGTGTTGTAGGCGGTGGCGGTTGTGGTGACGGAGATTGTCCCTACCTCCACATTACCTCGATAAAAACCGGCAATACTTGCGTTGTTGTTGCGGCGCAAATAGAGCGGCCTGTCGTTGCCGGCGTTTATTTGAATATTGCCTGGATAGCATGTTATGCCAGTGTGAGGCGCTGCGGTTGTAACGTCGATCTCCGTGGCGGTTCCGATGGAGACTGAACCTGTGCTATTGATCCGCATGACTTCCGAGCCACCCTCTGAAAACGCAATCGTATCCGCCGCCGGCCGGAACATGCCGGTGTCAGTGTCGCCGGTCCAAGTGTAAGACGGCGCACCAGCCGAGTCGCTGGCTTGCCCCTGAAAAGACGCGCCAGCGTCAATCACGCCGCTGGCCTTGATGTTTCCGGTAACGTGAAGCCGCTCGGTCGGCGAGGTGTTGGCGATGCCGACGTTGCCGGCGTTGGTAATGCGCATGCGGGTGGACGGGGCTGCTGTGCTCGTAGCGGGGCGGGTGCTGAAGCTAATGTGGCCCGGCACCGATCCGGCGGCGACCGCGCCGTCAACGCCAAAGTTAATGGCCGAAGAATTTACAAAATTTGTTCCGTCACTTCCAAAGGCGCTAACGGAACCCAAAAGCTGTTCATCGACTACGGCAACATGAGTTCCGGCGGTTGTGGTGTTTGATTTAGCCAAATTTAAGCAAGCGGCAAACGTCTGCGACCCTGTGTTGTTGGAATACCGCACGATGGCATTAGATACGTTGTCGGCAGAGTGCGCCGACACGGACGTTGTCCGAGCACCAGTAGATGACGTTGCTGAACTGTAGACAAAGTCTCCCGACGGTTGCGTGGCACGCCCGATAACCTCCAAGCCCGTCGTCACCACATTCTGACTCCCAAAATCCGGCGCAATCTTGGTTCCAGCAATCGCGGCATCGCTTTTGATGTCCGCATTGACGATCTCGCTGACGGTGCGGGCGTTGTTGAGTTTGGTCGGGGTGACAGTGTCGCCGCTGGTGAATGTGTATGCGTAGGTAGCCATTGGGTAGTTGAGAGTTGAGGGTTGAGAAGTTGAGGGTTAGGCGGCGGATCTTGTTTCTGTAGGCGGCATGGACTTGGGCGATGCCTCAATGCTGGCGGATCTAATTTCCGGCCGCCCACCGGATGTTTCGTAAATGACTTCGGCGCTGTGCGCTTTGTAGCGCACTGGAGACTTCATGTTGTAGTCTTCGCTCGCCGCATTGCTGTTGGTGAGCGTGCCCACTGTTGTTTCAGTGTCAGGGTTGATCGTGCTAATTTTGGTCGAGACGCTGGCGCCTGCCGGAATGACGACATCGGCGATGGTGCGGAGGAATCGCTTGCTGTGCATGTCGCCGAAATCGTAGCGCCTTGTCTTGATACTGCCGGTGATGGGGCTGGTGCCCGCGTTGACAGCGTTGTCGTCCAGTGCTGTGTCTTCTTGCTCTAATAGGTAAAGGTTGCCGGAGCGCGGCACCGAGAAGACGCGGCGCTGGTTGTCGTAGGTGCCGACAAGGATCTGGTTGACCGATGCGCTGGACGGATAGGTGTCCCGATACTCCCATGTGTCTGTCAGTGCGTTCCATGCGACAACGAGCTGGTTGCCATCGAGCGGGTCGGCGCTGGTGGGCAGCGCGATCAGGTATCGGTTCGCGTGCCAGATTCCAAAGGCGGACTTGTCTACGCGAGACTGGACGACTTGGCTGAACAAGTCGGCGATAGGTTCGCTGAGAGGTTTGGTGTCGCCGCGCACCTTGAGGTCGAGGGCGCGGTCTAGGCGGTAGATACCGGCGTCTGACAGGAAGAAGACAAAGTTACCGGCGGTGACGATGGTGTTCCTTGCACTGCATCCGATCTCGTTGGTGAGGAGCGTGAGCTGTGACACCGGCGTATCGACCGAGAAATCAGTGCCATCGGTGCTGCTGAATTGGTTGAGCGTGGCGAGCCAGATGGATTTGCGGCAGAAGACGAGGGCTTGGCCTTCGACCCATGGATGCACTGCAACAATGCGGTCATCGCCGCCAGCGCCTGCGCGGAAGCTGTTCCAGAAAGGGTCATACAAGTCAGGGTCGAGAACGTCGCTGATCGCCACGGTGTCGCGGTTTTTGGCAAACCAAAGCCGGTTATTGTGGTAGGCCGCCCAGCCGGTGCTCGGCATGGTCGTGTAGGTGACGCCTGCGGCGGGCACGCCTGCGGTGGCGCGGACGAAGTTGCCGCTGCCACCATCCCAAAATAAAGGCGGCTTTACTCGGCGGACTTTGATGGTCGCGGCGGCATGCGTGGCGGTGCCGGATGGAACGGTAATCTCAAAGGAATTGGTATTAAGGTTGGTGCCGAGCACTCGGAACTCATGGCCGTCAAAGGCAGGCGTTGTAGAGCCTTCGATGCGAACGGTGGCTCCTTCGGGATAGCCGTGAGCGTTGACGTTCACCGTGGCCGTAGTGGATGACACGGTGATGCCGGAGGCAGTCGTCAGCTTTTCCTCATAGCCGGTGGCGGTGCGGGAGGCTTCGCGGAGGATATACAAGCGATCAAAGGCTTGCAGCACGCTGACAGTGTCGGTGCCTTCGATCTTCTCAGCGGGGCTGGTCGGGTAGGTTTTGACCACCGGCGATTGTCCCTGCCGGTAAAGCGTGGCGCTGTCTGATCCGGCGAGCACGATGAATTCGTTGGCGTTGTCGTAGTTCTGGCTGGCGAAGACACCGGCCGCGTAGAGTCCGCCCTCGTAGCTGTCGCGCACTTCGGGGCCGTTGTTTGCGACGATCGTGCCGGTGGCCGGTGTCGCGGGGCTGCCGCTCACGGTGTAGGTGAAAGTGTTGGCGTCCGTCACGGTGACGATGAAGTCGCCGTTGTAGTCTGTCTGCACGGCGCCACGGATGTTCACTTGGTCGCCGCTGGTGAATCCGTGGGCGGTCGCCGTGACGGTCGCGGTCGTTGATGCGCGGGTGATCGAGGTGACGGTCTTGTCGGTGCCGAGCGTGAAATCCAATGTCAGCGGGGCGCCGGTCGTGCCGATGGTGTCGGTGAGGCGCTTGCTGCCCTTGCGGGTTTGTGCGACTCCGCGATCCAAGCGCATGTTCACGCTGTCTTGCAACATGCCCGCCGGAAGGGTCAGCGGGTTCAAGCGGCTGGCGAAGCCGATGAAGCCGTTGTCGCCGTCGCGTTGGACTGGAGATTCGAGGGACATGGGGAAGTCGTCAGTCGTCAGTTAGCAGGCGTCAGGGCAGAACGGAGTCTGCTCTTAAAGCGGGCGGCGTCGCCGGGGCTGATGTCGGTCTTGCGGGTTGGGGCGACTTGTTGGTGGGTGAGGATGAGGTTCATCGGGATACCCCACTTGCGCATCCGGGGGACGAGGTATTCTAGGGCGCTGTTCATCGCGGCTTCGCCGAGGGGGTCTTCGTAGGTGTTTCCGTCCCATGCCACGCCGAGGCTGTAGCCGTTGCAGTCTGGAACGCCTTGCCATGAGCTGATGCCTGCATGCCAGCAGCGGGCCGTATCGTCGGCGAGGACGGTGCGGTTGCCGTTGCGGGCGATGATGACGTGGTAACTCACTTTGCTCTCAGGGTTCATGCACCAGCTCACCGAGCCGTTGTAGCTACCGCTGGTGTGGTGCAATACGATCATGGTCGGTGTGATGGGTCTGCCGCTTTTGTTCGGGGTGTTGAGACGGCGTTCGTCGTAGGCTTTGCTCGCGGCGGGTGTGGAGACGGTTGTGGATACGGATGGCAAGCTCGGCGAGGCTGGCGCTGGGCCAGTCGCGGACTTTTTGCCAAACAGTCTCTTGATCCACTTCCACATGCGCTTACTTCGCGTGGCCTTTGGGCGGCGGGTTGACGGTGACGGTGGCCTGTTGCTTGAGGAAGTCATAGCCGACCGTCACGCAGCCAGCCGCAAGAGCAGCCCAAGACGCGGCGAGGATCGCACACGCAACTAGTTTTGTGGCGCGGGCGCTCATGGAGTCAGAGCCGGGCCGAATTATCCTTCGCAACAATTAGCCCCCAGCCGGCGGTGATCGCGGCGAGGTGCATTGCCAGGTCGCCGACGGGCGTGCCTTCGAGGACGCTCTTCACCACGGTCAAAGCCGAGATGAGGATGGTGATGACTCCGAGGATGGTCGTTTTGATGTTACGCATGGTTTTGTTCTCCTTATGATTTCCGGCGGTAGTCCCGGATGACTGAAAGTAGGGTGACGACGCCGATGGCCAGGCCGATGCCCAGGCCGGCGACGCGCAGGTAGACTTCGAGGGTCTGCATGAAGGACACGGCGACGGTGCCGGTGGTGGCGACTGTGCCGAGCAGTCCCCTCTCCAAGGTGCTAAGTGTGGAATGCTCGGCGCTCATGGCTATTTGCGGTAGGCGATGACGGACCCGGCGTGGAGTTTGATGGCGGTGAAGATGCCGTCGATCGTGGTGCCGGACGGGATGGCGGTGGCGCTGCCAGCGGTCACGTTGGCGATGCCGGTGCTGTTGCCGGTGAGGACTTCGAATTTGGTGGCGTTGTCCAGGCTGTCGATGCTGACGAATTCGCCGGTCACTTGGGTCGTGTTGGCGATGAGGACGCTGCCGTTCTGGCGGTTGGTTGTTCTTACGTTAGGGTGCATAGGTTTTTAGAGTTGGCAGTTGGCAGTTGGCAGTATTCAGTTCAGAAAAGTCTTTTGGTCTTTTAGTCTCTTGGTCTTTTGGTCTTGCCTGGGCGGCTCAGTAATGTCCGATCCGGGCGGACCAGGCTTGGGGTTGGTTTTGTTGGAAGTAGAATTTGTCGCGCTCGGTCACTAGTTCGTTCATGGCTTTTTCTTCCATCAACGTTGATTTCGTGAGCTGGCCGTCTTCTTCGAGGAGGCTGGCGGTGAGGTAGTAGCCGACGGCTTTGCTCAGGACAGCCGGGACGGTCGCGGTGAGGTTGCTCGTGGTGTAGGTGTCGGGGCGCGTGCGGTAGCGAACCCAGGCGGTGGTGGGGATTTCCGCGTCGTCGGGGAAGCGGATGCTGTCGCCGAGGAGGCTGTATTGGAGTTCGCGGGGTGAGGCGGTTTTGTTCGGATTGTCCCGAGTGATGGCAAAGACTTCGCCCATCGGGGTCTCGCCGCCGCCTTGGTCGTAGTCGATGTAGAAGCCGGTCGTCTCGTTGCCCTGGATGGTGCGCTCTTCGATGCGGCAGAGCTCGGGCCAATCGGCCCAGGTCCAGCAGGCCTCGATGGCGTCGTTCGCCGCGGCGACGAGCATGGTCTGCGCACCGCTCGGGATGTTGGAGATGGATGAGGCGTCGTTGCCGACGCGTTGCCAGGCTCTCAAGAGGATGCTTTGTAAGGTGACAGTTCTCACGGGGACACTAAGGCACTAAGGGTTTCCGCCTACGCTTTGCTCCGGCGTGACAAGCAGGGTTTGCATGGCGGACTGGACGGCGGCTTCGAAGGTTAGCGGGGGCTGCGGCCAGTCGTTGCGGGGGCTTGGATCGGACGCGAAGATGGAGAGGATCTGCTGCAAGTATTGCTCGATGGCGTCCAGCTCGGGGCTTTGCTGGCCGGCGGCGGCGAGGGACTGGCGGAGATAAAGCAACGTGGGCTGGCGTTCGCCGCCGAGGCCGACGGATTTGAGGTGTTCTTCGGCGGTGATCGGTTCGGCTTCCGGCGCCGGTGCGGGCGGAAGTGTGGCGAGGTCGATGTCGGCCAAGCGGACGGCGGATGTTCCGGCGGGCGGTTGCCACTTGGCGGTGTCGCCGTCCCAAAGGACGACGTTGACAAGGTGTCCGGCGGGTTGAGCGAGGATGGCGTATTGCTCGGTCATAATTAGAAGTAGGTTGTGATGACGGCGATGCCGTCGCCGCCTTTTCCGCCTGCGTTTGATCCGCCTGCGTCGTTCAAGGCAGCCGATCCGCCGCCGCCGCCGCTGCCAAGGAAGCCGTCGCCGCCGATATTGCCTTGGCCGGATGCGCCGGGGCTGCCGCCGCTGGCGCCGACGCCGATGATTTGAAATGATGCGGTGCCGTTGGTTCCTGCCGCATTGGTCGTCGCGGATTTCCCAGCGGTGCTAAATGTTGTTGTTCCCACACCGCCGCCGGCGCCGCCGAGATAATAGGTCGTGCTGGCCTTGCCGCCGCCGCCGCCGCCGCCGGGCGGGAAGAAGACGCGGGTCAATGACGCAGTGGCGTTGGCTGTGAAGCCTCCGGCGCCGCCGGAGGCGCGTGATGACGTGGTGCCGTAGAAGGTGACGTTGTCGCCGCCGCCGACGCCGCCACCCGTGCCCCCGCCCCCGCTTCCGCCGCCTCCGCCGTTGCCGCCGCCCGGCGCAGTGATGCTGCCAAATGACGTTGAGCCTCCACTTGCACCGTTGAGGCCGTCTGAGTTGTTGTTGGAGCGGGTGGCGCCGCCGGCGCCGCCTGCGCCGATGGTGACGGTTTCTGCGCTGCTAAGTTGCGCCGGATCAACCCAGCCGACCCACATGCCGCCGCCACCGCCGCCGCCGCCGCCGCCTGCGTTGGTTGCATTGTCGCCGCGACGGCCAGATCCGCCGCCGCCGCCGCCGCCGACTAAGAAAACATGCACCATCTTGGCTCCGGTGGGTTTGCTCCAAGTGTCGCCTGAGGTGTAGATGCGGGTGTCTACGAGCTGGGATGTAAGGGCGATGGTTCCGGAGCTATCGGGGACGGTGAGCGTGCGGGTCGTGCTGGCGCTGATGCCGCTGAGTTGGAAGGCTAGATTTTTGGAGCTGTCCGCGTTGTCATAGAGGAGGAAGTTGGCGTCGTTGAAGACGTCGGGGAGGATGCCGGCATACGTCCAGTCGGCGTCGCGGCTGACTCCTGCGGTGGCGGTGCGGATGTAGATGCCGGCGGGTTTGCGGGCGATCAGCCAGGTGCCGCTGGCTTCGCGGACGAGCCAGGCGGTGTTCAGGGCGGCCGAGCCGTCCAAGGGGAGGTCGGTGTAGGTGGCGACTTCTCCGTCGATGTAGGACGCGCCTCCGCCGCCGCCGGACCCCTTGAGGTCGAAGTTGCCGGTCAGCGGATTGAAAGCGAAGCCCATTGGAAATTAGAAATTTGAGATTTAAGAGCGGACGACGGTGGCGATGCGGGCGTCGTCCGAGGACGGCGTGCCGCCGACATACGTGAAGGTCAGCGTGGCGACGGTGTTGGTTCCCTCTTTGTA